TCTCTTTGCGGACGGCCCACGCGCTCATCGGGTAGTCGCCGTTCTTCCAGGCGTCGTACCGGCCGCCGGGGAGGATGTCCCGCTGGGCCTTCTCGTCGAGCCCCGCGAACCACTCCCCCGCATCAGGTACGAGCGAGGCGGGTTCGTCCATGCCGTCGATCCCGAGCTCTGCCCACGTCTTCGTGCGCGGCATGCGGCTGCACCTGCAGTTCTGGTGGCCGTGCGGCCCGTCCTCGGTCAGCGGATGCTCAGTGCCGGACATGCCGATGCAGGCCGAGCAGGTGCGCGACGAGAGGTTCGTGAGCCAGACCCAGCCGCCCAGTACGTCAGCGTTCGCCTCATGCGATAGGGCAGCAGCGGAGCGATTGGCGTCCAACAACTCAGTCCGGGACACGGTCAACGCCCGACTGAGCCCCCCGTTGAACCCGCCCTCCGCGCCCTTCATGATGCGAGAGGCAACGGCCCGCGGGTTCGACCCGGACGCAATCCCCCGCACCAGTTCGCGGCGGATCACCGCGTCGGCCTCGGATGACAGCGGCCACAGGCTCGACGTGATCCGTTCCGTGGAGCGCTGCACGATGGCTTCGATCGCCCGCGGGTCCACCTTCGACCAGCCGGCCAGCTTGTCCCGCTCGGCCTTGGGGAGCTGGCTGTCGATGATCGCTTCTTGCGCCTCCCCCGCTGCCCGGACAACGCCGGCGAGGTCGTCGGTGATCAGGCGGCCCGCGTCGCTCGACAACTGGTCGAGTTTCTGCGCGATCGCTGCGAGCGCGAACTGGAGCCGCCGGGACCGGAGGATCGTGGAGCGGGACAGCATCCCGCCCTGCGCGTTCGCCGCTAGCTCGTTGATCGCCGCTTCCAGGTCCAGCGAGACCGTGTCCCATGCGTCTACCCAGGCTTTGGTGAGCGCCCGGTCCTGTTGGTTGGTGATGGCGAGGAGGTCGTTGCGGAGTCGCTTCGTGAGGCGCAGGGTCGTGGCCGTGACAGCCACGTCACGCCTTCGGAGGCTGCACGTCTGGCGGCGGCTCGTCCTGGTTGCCGCCGTTCAGCGTGGCGGCCGGGTCCTGCCCCCTGCGGAACGCATCGACGGCAGCCTGCCCGGCGTTCGCGTTCGCCGTTGCGACCGGATCTATCCAGTTTCCGGCCTCATCCGTCAGGTCTGCCAAGACCTCGTCTACGTTGTCCAACTTGAGAGCGGCAGCCATCTGCTGAGCCACAACGAGCGGCGGCAGCCAAGCGGAGGCCTCAGCGATCGCCTTGACCAGCACGTCCACCGGCAGCGACTCGAACTCGGGCCAGTCGATGTCGATCGTCCGGTCGTCGTCATCGGGTAGCTCGACCAGCACTCGGTCCCCGTCCCGCTGCACGGTGCCCTTGAGCGGGCCCCTCGGTGCGCGGATCGCCCAGTCGATGACATGACCCAGCACGTCCTGCATGACCTCTGCCCACAGCGCGCGGCGCAGGTTCATCTCCAGCTCCATCGGCTGGTCCAGCGTCGTCGCCGTCGCACGCGCACCGGTCACACCCGGGTCGCCGAGGAGCATCGTCACCGGCACACCAAGCGCAGTCGCGACCATCGCAGCCAGCGGCCGACCAGAGTCCGCGTCGATCGTCGCGCCCGTCTTCGGGATCGCCTCGAGGGACGTGTTCGGGTCGGTGACGACATGCGACCCGGCGCCGGCGATGTTGCCGTCGCGGACCGCGTCGCGAAGGTTGCCGATCGGTGGCGCGGTGCCGACCTTCGCGGCTACGGCCTTGGCGCGGTCGCCTCTCGTCTTCGTCTGCCACGCATACCGGGCCAGCGCACGCATCAGCGTCGCCCACTGCTCGAGGAACTCCTTGTACGAGCGGGCCCATGCGATGGCGGCGAACGAGTCAGGGACGCCTCTAGTGGAGCCGGACGGCCGGTTGACCGACACCATCCGCACGGGCACGTCCCACATGACCTCGTGGCCGTTGATCGTGGGCGGCTTCAACTGCGGCTCGTAGCCCAGCGCCGGATAGAACACGGTCCGCAGGCGCTGCACCAGCATGCCGTCAGCAACGACACGCTCAGTCCACTCCCGCTTGTAGTACCAGTCGGTGATCTGGTCCTCGGGGTCGTGGATGATGTCCGTGATCTCGTCGACCGGGAGCCACCTAGGCTGCACCTTGCCGGTGAGGCGGGACGTGAACAGGGCGCAGAAGAGGTCGCCGTCGGTGTACGCGGCCTGCTCCATCTCCTCGTGCGCCTGCGTCCCCGAGAAAGTCTTCTTGTTGTCGTCCAAGAACGCCTGCACGACGGCGTTGACGTCCTGCCCCTTGTCGGACTGATCGCGCACCGAGATCGTGACGCCCTGGCCCCACACGTAGGCCTTGCGGAGGCCGAGGCCGCGTTTTAGTAGGGGGTTCAGAACTGCCATCACGCGGCACAACTCGCGGGAGCGGCGCAGACCCTCGGGCGAGAACTCGCGGGTCGCGTTCATGCTCAAGAGCGTCCAGCCGCGGTCCTCGAACGTTAGCTCCAGATCCGCGAGGGACTCCTGCAGGAGCTCGACCGTGTTCGTGGTGGCTTCTAACTGGTCGCTGAGGTAGACCTCCCGCAGAGACCGGTCCTCTGAAGCTGCCTCATCGAGGGTGGGCTGGGTCCAGCTGGCCATGCGGGTCACCTCCAAGAGATCATCGTCTTTCGTTCACCCCCTTGCGGCCGTTGCAGACGGCGTGCGCAGGCTGGACATTCGTCTGAGTGTGCGGGCCGTCGAAGACCAGCGGAACGATGTGGTCGAGCTGCATGTCCTCGAAACTGACAGGCTCGCCGCAGATCCCGCAGCATCCGCCGTAGGTGTTCCACGCGGTACGCCGACTGACTGGTTCCCATTTGGCAGTCGAGCCGAGGCGCTGCATCCGCAGCTTGTTCGCCGAGTTGCATGCGTGATCCGCAGCCTCGTCCGGATTCTTTGCGCTCCAATCACGCCCACGCTGCAGTGTGGCTTCTCGACGACCCGGCTTGTTGGCATACCGGTCGCGGTCGTTGTCGCGGATGCGCTGTGCGTTTGCGGCGCGATACTCGCGCTGCCACGCCAGGGCTGCCTCGCGGTTGGCGGCGTACTGGTCGCGGGCGGCCTGGCTGCGTGCGACCTTGTTCGCCGCATAGTGCTCAGCGTTGTAGGCGCGCTGGCATGCGAGGCAGTAGGCGCCGAGTCCGTCCTTTGCGCGCCGCTTGTCCTTCTTGAACGGCACGCTCCCAGATGACGCGCCACAGCGGGCACAAGTACGATCGGTCATGTCGAACCTCCACTAAAGGTTTGGCCACAGCCCCGGGAGTGTTTCCAGCACTCGCCGGGGTCTTTCTATTGTCCCATGCGGGACGGGTCTAGTACGGCGTAATCGACCAACCCATCTGGTCAAGTTCGTCGAACTCGTCGGCCTGCACGACGTTGCCGTCGTTGATCTCCGGGACGTGCGCGACAGCGAGCATCACGGCGTCTGCTCGGTCCGGGCTGGGTAGGCCACGCTTGCGCATGTCGTCCTTCGACTCGATCTGGATCTGGCCGCGGGACGTGAACTTGTACCGCATCGCACCCAGTTGCGCGGCCAGCTCGTCGTCATCAGGGTCGATGTCGATGTCGCCGTCCTCGAACCGTTGCCGCAAGCCCCAGTACCACTCGGCGCGAGCGTTCAGGAAGTGCTCACGGTCAGCCGCGCCGGCGCCTGCCTGCATGTCGAGCACCGAGTAGCCCTGCTCGGCGAGCTGGTCCACGACACCGCCACCGACTCCGACACCATCGACGCGGATCTCGTAGCCGCCGATCAGGTCGCGAGTCGCTGCGACGACGTGGCCCGTGGTCTCCGTGGTGGCCTGCTTGGCGTGTGAGCCGACACAGCGGATGATCGGGCCCTCGGCGCGCATGATGATCGTGCGGTCGGTTCCGAAGCGGGCCACGTCCACACCGAGCGCCTGCTGGATGGTCGGCTCGCAGGTCCGCAGTTGCGCGGCCTCGATCCACGACGGCGGGATGAGCGTGTCGTCGCCGATGTCGGGGAAGTCGCCCATGATCTTCGCCGTATAGCGGGGCGACTCGACACCCCAGCGGCGCTTCTTATCCTCCACCCACTCGGGCGACAGGAGCAGCGGCCGCAGTCCGTCAGGGACCGGCTCGTCGGTGAAGTTCGGCGTATCGAAGGCGCTGATCTGGATGACGTTCCACCCGGACCCTGGCTTGCAGACGCGCCCGAACTCGGTGTTCGGGTCGTCAGGGTTGCCGATGGCGAGGATGCGGCAGTCGGCGTTCGTGGTGATCGTCTCGACCGCGGTCCACAGTTGATCCGGTACGCCGCAGGCTTCGTCGATGATGACGAGGACGTAGCGGCGGTGGATGCCCTGGAAGCCGTGCTCGTCGGTGTCGGCAGGCTTGCGGCCGAACCCGACGAGGGTGCCGTCGTCGAGCTTCCACTCATCGGACTGCAGGACCCGCCCGGGGAGCTTCTTGCCGCGCCTCTCGGCGGACTTGGCGGCCTTGCGGATCTCTTCCCACAGGATCGCGTGAACCTGCTTGTACGTCGGCGCCGTGGAGACAACGAACGCCTCACCAGGCGGGTGGACGTCAATCCACCAGTCAGCGAGCCGGGACGCGATGAACGACTTGCCCGAGTCGTGGCACGACTTGACCGCGGTGCGCCGATGGTTGACGACAGCCTCGGCGATCTCCTGCTGCTTCGACCACGGGTGCTCGCCTAGGCGAGTGCGGATCCAGCCGGCCGGGTCGTTGATGTGCGGGTCAGGCTTCGGCGCCTCCAACTGCTGTCCGAGGTAGTCCCATGCGGTCAGTGCGGCCACGGGTCACCTCCGGTAGTTCGTGCGGCACGCCTCCCACGTCTCGACCAGCGGGTATAGGCGGGCGTGCTTGGCTCGGCGTTGCCAGGGCCAGCGACGTGCGGGACGGTGCCGGGCTTTCATGTCGCACCTCGGGCTCGGTGTGCGGGAATGCGAACACCCCCGCGTCCGGCAAGGGAGCGGGGGTGTCGCGGGGTGGCCATCCACGGGGTTGAAGCGTGGGGCCGACCGCTCTGCGAGGAGCGGG